GTCAAACTAAAGAACTTAACGAAGAAATAATGGGAACAGCTAGTTCTGTTGATTTGCTTGCGGGGTCTGGGAAAAACTTATCCCAGACTTTGAAAGAAGTTAGGGGGGCTGCACTTGACCTTGCCTACTCAACTCGCCTAGAAACCAAAGAAGTAATAGCAATGATGGGAGCTTTTAACCAATCCGGAATAACCCTTAAAGAAGTGGGGAGGGTTGTTGGAGGTGTTGGAACTAACGTCTCGAAACTAGCGGACTTAAGCCATACTGCTATATTGGCTTCAAAAGGTCTTGGCATTGAAGTGCAGTCTTATGCAGAATTCACGAAGACTTTTATCGAGATGGGAAATTCTGTGGTAGATGTTCAAGGGGCTTTCGGTATGATTTCGGATAGTGCTAGAAGAGCAGGGATGAATACAAAAGATTTCTTTACGGCAATAAACGAGGCATCTACGGGAATGGCTTTATATAACTTCAGGGTTGGAGATACGGTAGGGTTATTTTCGGACCTCGTTAAAATCTTAGGGGAAGACCTTGCAAAAGAAAGGATCGGTCTTTCTAAAACTTTCGGAACTATGGATTTCGAGCAAAGGTATAAAACTGTTATGACAACGGGTAAGAAAACCACAAAGGGTATTGTTACAGCGGAAGCCGGAAGACAATCAGAACAGTTTGGCGAAAAGTTTGGGAAGGATGTAAAGGGTCTCGAGTCCGTAGGTGGAGCTGGGGCAATAGATGTTAAGGCACTTGGAAAGTTATCTGAAAAGCAGTTTGCTAAGTTGTTGGCAAAAACATATGCCGCAGAAGGAAAGACGCAAGACTTAGCCAAGCAACAACTTCAAACCCTTTACACCATATCTAAAGGAACAAAAGGAACAACTGCAGCGTTGGCTGCATCTTTAAGTGGTCTTTCTAAGTCTGGGGAGATTGCCATGGAGCTAGCTTCTGGGCAGGCATTGTTAGGAGGTAAGTCTCTTGCAGAGGCAGCGGAAAGTCCAGCGTTAAGAATGTTCTTAGAAAAAGAAATGGGGATGTCCGGAGAGCAGTTAGAACAAAACATTAGAATTGAAAGAGCATTACGAGAAGAGTTTGAATCCATGAAGTTGTCAGGGGAAGTGGCTAAAGATGCGAATTTCTCAGAGGAACTGGCCAAGGGAACTCTTTCTCAGACGGAAACCTTAAAGGCAGCAGCCCAAGCCGAGTATTCCATGGTAGAACAACTAGGGCAACAAACCTACATGGAAACCAAATCTATATCCGCTACGGTTAAGAATGTAATTGCAGGTCTTTTAGAAAAGATGTCCGGATACCTCGAATACATAGCATCTTCGAGCTTGTTCGGAGGGAAAAAAGGAAGCACCGAGGAAGCCGTGTTTAAGGAACTTCAAAGAACGAACGCCATTATGGACGAGGAGTCTGCGAAGATAGTGGCCAAAGAAGAGGCGATAGCGGAGCTTGAAAAACAGATAACAGCTACAAAGAAGGGGCAAGTGGTTGAAAGGAAACAACTAACCGACCAAATAAAGGCTCTCGAAGAGGGGAAGAAATCCTCCACAAGAAAGATTGCTGTCGCTAAGGGTACTCAAATGAATATAAAGACAGGTGCTACTGTGGAAGATGCAAAAAAACAAGCTGCGTCTGCAGAGTTTAGAAAGCAGCATGGAATGTCTCCGGAGGCATTTGCTTCAACGTTGCAAAAAGAAAAACAAATACGAATTGGTACTGCCGAAGCAGTAGTTACCAACCCATACCTTCCAAACCAAAAAGTTATGGAGATGGGTTTTCCAACCCAGCAAGAATTTTCGTCCGAGGGAGCTCCAGACCCCCAGTATGCCATTGATCAAGCTATTTACGACATAAAAGCTGGGAGTTCGGTCGAGGACATCGAAAAAGAAGGCTTTGAGGTTGCAGTGAAACAAGTGGACCTAACTGCAGAAACGGTTACAACTTTATCGCGAATGGCAGCCAGAGCAAGAGACGAAGAGAAAACTCAGGAGAAGCAAGCCACGTCACTAGACAAAATACTTAAAGTTTTAGACAATGACGAAACAAACAAACTTATTGCAGGGTCGGACCTTAGTAGAGAGAAGGTCCTGGAGAATTTAAAGACTGCAGAGGGTCGGGATGCTATAATAAGGAAAATTAATGCCAATACCGGAGCCGATGACTCTACCCGAAGAAGTGCCCTTGCGATACTAGGGGTTGGGATGGACCCCAAGGTAGAGGACTTTATTTATAGGGGGAATGGAATCTCAGGTAATATCACCCCTATAAATAATAAAGATGAGTTTTTCGGAGCCAAGCCTGGAGGAGCAATAGATAAAGCAACAAATGGTGGTGGTGGAGTTATTGTTAACATCAGTGGTGTGGGAAGTGCCAACGAGGTTGCGAGGGCAGTTGGAAGCACCCTTAAAAGACTAGGGTATGGTAATGTTAAAAAATATACGTCGTAAGGAGGCTTATATATGAGCCTTTTCAATACGAGTTTCCCTAACGGAGCTGCCGACGAGTTTTCAACAAACGGTACAAGACCCGTAATATTTGACATCATTGACCCAGACGGAGAATCTATACTCCCAGAAGGAGTTAGACTAGTCTTAAAAGTGAACCCTACTTCCATGAGTGTAAAATACACTCAAAAAATAAACCGTATTCAAACACGAGGAGGGTTTGTTGAGCAACATTGGGGGGATGGAGAAATAGGCATAGATTTCGATATGGTAACAGGATACTTTATGCGAGTTTATGTTGGAACTATATCAAACACTGACCCAACACTGTCGGGTGCGTCTAGAAGAGACACATTAGGTTATGATTCCTACCTAGATATGCTTGCACTTTTTCATAACAATGGAAGTGTTTTTGATGCAAACGGAAATATAGTCTTACAAGGGAAAATAAAGATTACTTTTGATGGCGGTGTATACACAGGTTGGTTTTCCTCGTTTAATGTTTCAGAAACTCCAGAAAAACCATATATGTTTACAATGAGTTCTGCTTTTGTATGTGAAGATGAGATTCAAAACTGGAGGAGTTTATAATGGCTAGGATAGAAAAAAGAGAAGACCTTATAGCAAACCGATATGCAGGTTTATCCGTAGGACCTCGTTTGACTTACTCCTTTGAGACTCAAGACGTTCTCCCCGTCGACGGAGTAAGACCTTTACTTAGGAAATTATCTCCCTTCACACTGAGTTTTGTGCCTCCACAGATAATTTCTGATGGAGCAAACTCTATAAATGTTAATGTTCTTGCAAGAGCAAACAGATCCACGGAGGATTTCCAAGACAGGGCAAGTGAATACAGGGATAGTTTTGGAACAGGTTCTATAACAGGGAGTCCAAGTCAAAGATTAGACCGTTTGCAACAAATTGTATCCGCAGGTCAAATAATTAGAGGGATAAGTTCAGACAGAGAAAGAGCAGTTATAGTGGATCAATATACAGCTGCAGATATAGCACTTCAAGTAGAGCAAATGTTACAGTTCCCACCCTTAACTTTACTTGTTAACCCGAATGCTTTTTCGATTGACTACAATCAAGTTCAAGAGTATGGGGACCGATCTAGAAAAGGGTACATATTTGAGAGGTGGGGAGGGGAGCAACCAAGTATAAGTTTTGCAGGAACCACTTCTGCTTTTGTAACCTGTAAGTTTCCTAATTCCTTTAATGATGCGTTTTCTGGATACGGTTGGGCTGCTAAGAGAAACTCTGCAGCGTTTCAAAACTTTATGGCTTTATATTCTTTCTATCGGAACAACGGACTAATATACGACCAAATTGGAAGGACTGAGGCACACCATATGGTAGGAGCTATCGCGATTAATTGGGATCAATGGACTTATATAGGCCATATGGAGAGTTTTGATTATTCCTACAGCCCTGATCTTCCAGGAAGAATAGAGTGGAGTATTTCCTTCAAGCCGGATGTAATGTTTGATAACTCAAATGACCCAAGTTATTTAGGAATGCCCAAAAGTGTAGGTAACAATTTAAAACCGCAGGGGTTTGTAGGGAACGGTGGAGCTACGGACCCGTTTTCAGATAGTTTTACAGACGACCTTAGAACACAGGCAGCAGCAGGGATAGCCCAAACACCCTTTGGGTTATTACTGCCGGAGGGTAGATAAATGAGTTTAGGAAATAGACCTTATATTGGAACTTGGCAATTAAATAATAGGACCTTGGTTCGACAGGTTCCAGATGCAATTGTTTACATAAACGGATATACTGAGTTAGCCTCTTGTGCCTCTTGCAATAAGAAGATAGACTTACAAAAGTATATCACACAAGTTTCTTGTGATGCTTCAACGGACCCTATATCCTCCGGAAGTATTTCGTTTGCTATTCCAAGACATGCGAAAGAGTTATTTGACAGGGATGGAAACTTTTTATTAAAGCCAGGACTAGAGGTAATAATATTATTTAGGGGATACTTCCCTATGAAAGAGTATGCCGGAAGGGGTCAAGATCCAGAGGAAGGAGGGTTTGATGCCGACAATGTTTCCGTATATCCGTATTACCAGTGCTTTCGAGGTGTTGCCACTGAGGTTTCCCACGAGTTCTCAGGAGGATTTTACTCCGGGACTATGTCATGTGCAAACCTTTTACACATGTGGCAAAACTTAAAAGTCTCCGTAAATGGGGCTGCTTTTGGAAAGAGACCTGCAAACTCTTCCGTACAACCCCACCTTATAGGGCACAGGTTCACAGGTGCCAATCCTTACTCCGTAGTTTACACTCTTACAAAGGTTGGTTTTGGAGCTGCTTTTGGAGTGGAATTTCAAATGGCTCAATCAACTAATATTGCTGCAAAAAACGATGCAGGTACGGAATCCTTGTACGCCCATGCTGCAGAGTGGTGGGAAAAACGATGGCAAGAAGCCTCGGGAAGATTAAGGATGTACGGTTTGAACGGTCGTATATTCAACGCTGCAGAGCAGGCTTACTTAGGTAGGTGGTATGACACGAGGAATAATTCTAAAGGGGTTCTCGCAACCACTGTTAAAAATATAAGGGAAGCATTCAAAAATGCAAACAGTGATCTAAACTTATTAGGGTATACAGAAGTAAAAGAAGCTCTTAGGGAATACGCTTACGATAGGTATTCCGTTGCAGCTGGGGCATATTCTACTAACAGAGGTAAGAAAGCAGCAAGTGAAGACGTAGTTAAGATGCAAGCATTTACCCTAGACCTGGGTAAATATGGGAGCATGGATATGTTCGAGACGGAATATGTTTCAAAACTAGACATTGTAAATACAGTTTGTGCTTCAACAGGCTTCGAGTTTTATCAAGATGTGGATGGGGATCTGGTATTCAAGCCCCCTATGTATAATCTGGATACTAGGGAAGATCCTGTGTTTGTAATTAAAGACAGAGACTTGATTTCTATAGATGAAAGTTACAGTGAACCCGAAGTAACGATGATGAAAGGTACGGGTTCTACCTTTTCTAACCTCCAAGGGCATGGTATAGACGGTTGGGCTGGTGTTGGTGCAGTGTTTATTGATTATAAGTTAGTTGCGCAATTTGGATATAGGGAAGAAACATTCACCTCAAACTATATGAGTTCCAGACACTCCCTTTATTTGTCTGCAATAAATAGGTTGGACATCGCTAACATCGGAATGAGGTCGGGAACTATTTCAATACCTCTAAGACCAGAGCTCCGTCCAGGATATCCTGTTTATGTTGAATCCGAAGACTGCTTTTACTATGCTAAATCTATATCCCATAGTTTTTCCTATGGGGGAGAAGCGACTACAACCATATCTTGGGTTGCAAAGAGAAGTAAGTGGTGTCCTCCTATAAAATCAAACCCTGAAAACAAACTTCCCAGCATCGCAGATATAAGGTTAGATGCTCCAGGAGAGTATCCTTCCCACCCCCTTATGATATACCCAGAAGATTCTACTAGTTCTTCCCCTCCAAGAATGATCGGGTTTCCAAATGTCATCATGGCATTAGACGCAGATAAGTTAAACTATGACACCATAGACTTAGATAAACAGACCTTATCCGCTGAGGGGTTTATAGAAAGTGCACTTTCTTCAGGATACCTAGAAAGAGGAGATGATGAAGATACCTTTAAACTTCGCAAGGCAAATAACGACGTCGAAGTAATACCTTTAACGACCCTTCAGCAAGAATGGAGCAATGTTTCTGAAGCTTTTGCAGAGGGTTCCGTAACACCTGACCTCAGTACTACAATAGGTGTTGTATTAGCTAGAATGGCAGCGCAGTCCGGATTCCTTGTAAATGACATAGAAGATGCAAATAACCTTGTTAATTACCTCGCCATTCAAAACTCCTTGAAAAGTCAGTTCTCTCCTGGTTCTCAAATAGCTGGAAGATACAGGTATTATTCTTGTTCCCACCCAAGTCCAGAGCATCAAGCACCTAAAAATATTACGGTAAATCAAGAAACGAACATCTTGGCTACAGACGACCCTGAAGATGCCGAGAGACCTGCAACTACGGAAGTCCTTCAGTTTCAAGATAGGGGCGATGGGTTAGGCTTGGAACTTATTGCTACACCAACGACTTCAATTAAAGGTGTTAGAGTAAAAACCCTTTCTAGCAAAGCCAAGGGCGGAGACGACCGAGAATACGTGAATGTCATTTCATCCGAAATAAAGTTTGTAGTGTTCGCCCCACAAACCTTGAAAAAGAAAGTTCAAGTGTCTTCTGTCTCTGCAACGGACTCCGCTAAGGGGAACTTTACAATCGTACTCAATGTTTTCAAGGAAGTATTATCTAACTTTATATGGCGTGATCTTCTAGCCTCGGAACCAAGCAACACCTATTTAGAAAGAATAGCCGTTTACAGGGAAACCCTAGACGAAGCCTTTACAATTTTCGCTTCAACCTTTACAGATACTTCTTCAATTCGGAACAACAATAAAAGAATAACGAACTATTACAAATATAAGCTGTTTTCTCAAACAATGGCAGAAACAAAGAAGTTAGACAAGGTTTCCATAAAAAAACTATCAAGAGGTTTAGCAAGCAGATATAAAAACTTGTTAAGTTCTATAATGGCTCAAGGACAGAAGGAGTTAAAAAAGGATGCTGGAAAGTACCAAACTTTTATGGTGGCAAGACAATTGTTTTTCAATAGTATTTTTGGAGAGGAAACGATTAAAGAGCCTGGGTCTGGAAAATCTTATGTTTTTGTCCAAGACTATAAAGATCTAGTTTATTACACCCCTATATTCCCTGTTTCGGACGGTGGAGGTTATGAGCTGGTAGGTAACTTACCTTATGGCCGAGGAATTACTATAACGAAGTATGCAGGGCTTTTACAAAGCGAGATGATCGCGGAGGGGGATACCCCAAAAGAAAAAGTAACCGAAACCGAAACAACAATTCGGTCTCAAGGAACAAACGCTTCGGACATGGCAACTGTTGAGAAGTTTTTAATTGCGTATGAAGTGACCGGAATGGACTTAGCTTTAACGCTTACAATATTTAACGATACCCAAAAGAAAGCCATTTTAGCAACTGCAGGTGCTGCGAATGATCTAGAGTTAGCAGATTATCTCGAAACCCTTACAAGTAAAGACTTTTCCAGTCAGGTGAAAATAAGAAATAGCCCTGTAACTTCTTACTACCGAGGTCAAAGTATCTTTGGAGAAACTGCTGCAAAAAACTTAGCAAACATAGACCTAGATGGTGGGGTTTGTAAGTGTAAGGGGGCGGATGGTGCTTTCCTACTTCAAGCATTCAACCAAGAAAGGGTGCTATTATTTGGAGAGGAAGCAGTCGCAGATTATCAAAGGGAGCTAGCAATTCAACAAGAGATAGGTTGGAAGGTTACAAGACAGGCATATGCAGGTACTTCTACTAAAAGAAGTACAGGACTTTCGGATGCTTTAATTGCAGCAACGGAAGACCCAAGTAGACTTTTAGGTAACGCTCTGGGCGAAGCACGTCGAGCCGTAGGTAATGTTGTAGAAGAAAACCCAGAGATATTTAACCCAGAAGAAGAATAAAAGGAGTAAGCTATGGCTTCGCCAAATATAACCGTTTCAAAAACAGAACTATCTCAAGCAATAGGGGAGAAATCTCTAAGGTCTTCAAGAGCAGGAGGAGACGGGACCGAGTTTCCTTTACGAGTCGCCAAAGTTACAAGAGTAGACCCGAAGCAACTTGTAGTAGACCTGATAACTTTTACAGGGAACCATGATACATATGAAAGTGTAGCCTTAACTTTCCCGAACGCTGGAGCTAGACATTTTCTTGGGGCAATTCCGGATGTAAATGACCTCTGTATAATTGATTATTCCCCTGCGGAGTCCGGAACTTCTAGAACTCCTTATATTGTAGGTTGGTTGGTTCCAGGAACGGATGTTGGATATGACTGGCTTGTCTCACAATTAACGGACCCAAAAGATTTAGAACTAAACCCTAAGACAAGAGAGGTCTTAGAGGGTGTTTATGGGCGAAGGAGACACAAACTTCGTCAGATGGAACCTGGAAATATAGTAGCCTCTTCTTCTCAAGGGTCTGACATAATACTAAGTGAAGACTTGTTATTAGCAAACCGTAGAGGGAACGAGATATTATTAAGAGATTCGGATCAAAGTTTAGTGGTTCGGACTTTACAACAGTTTCATGTAGGGTCTGGGTTCAGGGTTTATTCTGGAATGGTTCAAAGAGATTCAAATCTTTTACCTCGACAGTTATTTAGCGATGGTGTAGATTACACTTCCCCAAAGCAGTTAGATGATGACGGAGTTCCTATTCCTCTAGGGGAGCTAGAACCTTCTGAGCTAGAGGACGGATTACTTAAAACCTCTGAAGTCTTTGAGAATAAGGACTTAGAAATGGGAGTCTTAAACCCAAAGGACATTTTATCAAGGGGAATGTTTATAGATGAGGAGGGGCTATTAAAGAACCCTGAAACCTTTCGAGGTTCCACCTATGGTGGTAAATCTTTCTACAGAGTTTCTAAGGACTCTACAAACTCTGTTCCCGATACTGGAACGGAGACTTTTACCGAGTACCGTATAGAAGTTTCCCATACAGCAGATGGAACTTTACCTGTTACAGAGCAAACTGATGGTATTGACATAGACCGTTTACCCCAAAACCAGATATCAGATGACCTTGGGGATTTTGAACCCAACTCCCAAAACAAATCCATAAACACCCCGATGGTTGAGATGGTAATGGGAACGGTTATTGGAAATGACCCGATAAACGAACCAGAAAGTTATGGAGTTCCCCTCGTTGCTACTATTTTTGACGCTAACGGAGGTTACAACCCTACTATAAGCCCTGCTACTCCGGGAACACCGATTTCAAGCCACTTAGCATGGCTTGTTAAAATACGAAACCCTACATCTAACACCCCACCCGCATTCATGGCAATTACAAAAGGAGGAGCATTAAAGTCCTATTTTCCTGGAGTTGGTTCGGAATCCTTAGAGGAATACTTTGCAAAAGGTCGAACTACGGGGTTAGGTATCGGAACAGGGGGAGTTTCTCAATTATTTGATTGTGAGGGATCTTTTCATGTACAAACTAAAAACGCAGATACTTCAACAGGGAACGGCATAACTCTGGATTCCTCTGGAAGTATGAGAATGTTCGCTGGAGGATACAACTTATTTGGTTCTTCTAATACCTCGGGAGGGGACTCTCTCCTACCGTCAGAGCAGCAATTGGGTTTGCATATAGAAACACCTCATAGCACTTTAGTACAAGCAGGAAAGGATCTCCGACTACAAGGTTCGAAAAGGATTTTCCTAGAAGAAACAAATGTTATAAACATGACCTCAAATAACAGTATAAACCTTACTACGGAGAGTTCGAGTTTTAACTTTAAGACTTATGACACCACCGTACAGGGAGAAACTACAAACACTTATTCTGGAACTTTGACGGAAACTTTTAACGCAAGTGCCCTAACAGGCTTCAAGGGTGGGGCAGTAATAGAAAGATCCGCAGTGTACGGTGGAAGAGAAGAACAGTTTAAGGTTGGTAGGTTAGAAACAAGAACCGCAATTGGAAGCGTTGAGTTCATGGCAATGTCTACAGCTGCAGCATTTAGGATAACTCCAGAATTCGGTCCCGGAAACGGAATTTCGTTATCCTCCGGAGTTGAGTTTTTCAATAGCAGGATAGATGTTAAGCCACTATCGATCTCTATGGAAGTGAATTCTCCGGGAGGTCCTATTACCATTGAAGCCTCGAAAGGACCTATTTCCATACACGCAACTCTTTTAGACCTGAAATCTACAATCAGCACTACGCTTAGAACGAGGATGCTTAGTGTTAGAGGAACATTAGGTTTGCGAAAGGGGAATGTTTTAACGGATGGGTGTAAAGATACTTTAACTGGGAGGAGCTTCTTTCTTTCAGGTTGTTCAGGCCATTCAGGCTTTAAAGTCTCCTAAGAAGGGTATTGTTTAGCATGCCAATATCCGGAACAGCAATAACTACCTCAATTATAGCGAACGGAGCTTTAAGTTTGCGTGGACCTCAATTTAGAAGGGTTGCAAAAGTAGTCGGTAAGTCCGTCGCTACTTGGATAAAACTTCAAACTAACGTCTTGATTCTCGGTTCTACAAACGGAGCTGCTGGTGGGGGACCTGTAGTCGGGAAACTGGGGTTTGTCCCTATTCTTCCTGCAATGACCGCAGGGTTCGCTGCTTCGGGTCTTGTGGGACCTTCCGCTCGGAAACTCGCTTTTGCCATTGCCAAAGGAGTGAGTGCCAATTTAAATATTACAGCAGGGTATAGAGGTCA